GCCGTTCGCGCAGACGACGGGCAGCTCCTGGAGCAGCACGTTCGAGGCGTCGAAGAAGCGCAGCACCAGCCGGAGCCAGTTCCGCAGCGACGTGGCCTCCTGCCACCAGGCCCGGCCGCGGTACGTCGCCCCCGGGACCACGGGGAAGTTCGTGCTGGAGAAGACGGCGCCCGTCGCCACCGCGCCCATGGCAACCCGCAGCGACTGGGTGCCCGTCCGGGCGGCGAGCGCGCTGTTCGTCACCGTGCCCGTGCCCGTGACGGTCCAGCTTGCGAGGGTGCCGGACTCGAGGCTGTCGTCGGGGACGGCCACGGAGGTGTAGGCCGGGGTCACCACCGTGACCGGCAGGCCCGTCGACTGGACGCTGCCGTCGGCGTTCAGGACCGTCACGAACCGCCCGCCGAGGTGCAGGAGGTCGCCGGCCACGCCGAGGGCGGCCGTCCGCACCGCCCAGCCGTCGAGGTGCCGCGTCGCCGTCGTGTCGGCCACGTCCACCGGGGCGGCCGTCGCCGGGTACGGCAGCCGCTCCACGGCCGTCGTCGACACCCGCGACAGGGCCAGCCACAGCACGTCGCCCTCGGTGGGGTCGAACAGCGGCGCTATGGCGCGCACCGTCGCGTTGAAGGTCTGCCGGGCGAAGGCCACCATGTCCTTCTGCCGGCTGTAGGTGATCGCCAGCACCAGGCCGGGGCGGTCGGTCTGCGCGTACAGCACCGGCTGCGGCTGGTGGCAGTAGACGAGCCGGTCGAGCCCGTACCGCGCCAGGTGCTCCGCGAGCGCCGACACCTCGTCGGTCTCGTAGGGCCCGCGCTCCGCGTTGCGCCGCACCGTGAGGAGCTGCTTCCGGTCCTGCGAGATGAAGAGCACCTCGTTGCCCACCGTCACCGCCATGCGGTCGGCGCAGCGGTCCGCGCTCAGGGGCGTCAGCGTCACGTCGGCCGGCGTCAGCGCGACCTGCGCGCTCACCAGCCACCGGATGGCGGGGGCGTCCTGGGCGTCGATCTCCCGGGACAGCGCCGTGCTGTCATCCACGCCCAGCACGAAGTTCGTCGGGTCGCCGATGGCCGAGCCCCAGAAGGCCTGCGGGGCGAACGGGGTGCCGCCCACCATGAGCCGCTGCTGGTGGAAGCAGCACGCCGCCGGGAAGCCGCGCCCGCCGGGGCCGTAGCTCGTGTTCGGCCCCACCCAGGTCGTGCTCGGCTGGATGCTCCCCCACGCCGGCGCACCGCCCAGCGGCTCCCACAGGGTCGGGGCGGCCGGCGGTGCCGTCGCCGTGCTGACGTGCGCCTGCAGGCAGCGGTAGTAGGTGCCCGAGTGCAGGACCACCGTGGGGTAGCTCCACGCGCGCTCCTCGCCCTCGCGGCCGACGGTGTTCTTGGCGACGTCCACGCGGATGCTCGCGGACTCCGCGACGGCCACCGCCGACACGTCCACGCCGCCGCTCTGGCCGGTCAGGGTGACCCGGTACTTCGTGCCCGACACGAAGGCCACCGTGATCTCGGCCTCGTTGTTCAGCCAGCGGGATTTCAGTAGCCCGGCCTTGATGGTCTCCCGGACCTCGGCGGTGATCGTCGTGTAGACGAAGGGGACCGGCGCGAGCTGGCGCCGCCGGATGGTGCCCTGTTCCGGGCGGCGGAACTCCTGGATGGGCTCGCCGTTCACGTACAGGTTGAAGGTGTTGCCGGCCGAGAAGCCGATGAAGTCGAAGTCCGTGATGCTGTCCTGCTTCGGCGGGCTCAGGGCGTCGCCGAAGACCTGCAGGGGGTACAGCGCCACCGGTACCGGGGTGATCGCCCAGCTCGCCACGCCGTCGATGCGCATGATGAGCGGCGGCATCCCGGGGGCCGTCAGCGCCAGCAGCCGCCCGCGCTGCGCGTACTGCATCCGCGCGCTCACCGTGATGCCGGCCGGCAGCGTCACCGTGTACGGCGACCCGCCGACCATCACGAGGCCCGCGTTCGTCCACCCGCGCACCGTCGTGCCGGAGAACTCCAGCAGCAGGTCGGGCTCGCCGGGAGCGCCGGCCCGCCAGGGCACGAAGACCACGTCCGGGGCCGGCGTCGCACCGCTCGAGGCGGCGAGGCCCATGTGCTGGGTGCCCCGGCGGAGGATGCCACCGCCCTGCTGCAGGGCGACCACGTTCTCGGCCAGCCGGCAGGCCCGGCCGTAGCGCTCAAGGTCCGCCCGCGCATCGACCCGCGGCGACACCTCGCCGCCGGTCAGGTCGCTGATGAGGACCCGGGCCTCGGCCACGGGTCAGCCCCGGCGGACCGCGATGAGCCGCGACCCGCTGACGCCGTCGAAGCGCTCGAGCGTGGCCTCCTGCTCGTCCGCGCCCATGACGAGGAACTTGGCCTCCTGGTACAGGGCGCGCATATCGGCCGCCACGGTGCGGCTCTCGGTGAGCGGGATGGCGAGCTGCGCGGCAAGGTAGGCCGCCAGCGCCTCGTCGAGCAGCACGTCGAAGCTGGTGGTGGGAATGTCGAGGACGTACTCGCAGGCCAGCGGCGAGTAGTCGGCGAGGATGTTGACGCCCGCCACCTCCCAGCGCAGCACCACGGACGCGCCCACGCCGGCCAGGAACGAGCCCGAGCTGGGGTCCAGGAGCTTGATGACGCGCAGGCAATTGGCCGGCCGGTCATAGGCGAAGGCGTAGTCGGGGTTCGTCGGCGGGCTCGCCGCCGCCACGAGGGTGGCGTAGCGCCGCGCGCACTGCGGGGCGCAGTCGCGCAGCACCGCCCGCCGGGCCAGCGGCAGCATGGCCGCCACCGCCCGGCTGGTATCGTCGTCCGGCGTCACGAGCTGGCCGGAAGTCAAAAGGCCCTCCCCCAGCAGGGAGAGGGCCTTGTTGACGATGTCGAGCTCGGCAGCCACGGCCTACGCCGCGTTGTCGATCTCGAAGCTGACGACGGCCTCGTCCTCGATGCGGACGGCACCCATGGTCATCTCGTAGTAGATGCGGGTCGAGAACGAGATGCTCGGATCCTCCGCCACGCGGGCGAAGCGCGAATCCGGCAGGCCGACGCCGATGGCACCCTCCGCCCAGCCGAGGCAGATGGTGCGACCCGCGCCGCCACCGGCGGGCAGCCGCTCCGTGCGGATGAAGGTGAAGCCCATGAAGGTGTTGATCTCGCCGGCCACCAGCGCCTTCACGGTGTTGTAGTCGGCCGACGCCACCTCGGTGATCTTCAGGAGGTCGGACAGCGCCTTCGCGTTGATCGCGATGTAGCGCTTGTCCGAGACCTCCGCCCGGTCGAGGATGGTCTTCGCCGACCGCAGGGCGTTCAGCGTCATCGCCTGGCCGGCGCCCGTGAGGACGCGGTTACCGGCGATGAAGGTCGCGGCCGAGCCCGCGCCGTGCTGGCCCGTGGCCGCGGAGCCGTTGGCCGCCGCCGTGATGACGTCGTCGATCTGCCGGCCCATCGCGTAGGCGCCTGCCTTCACGGCCTCGCTCTGCGGGTCGATGAGCATGCGCACGACGCTGTCGCGGCCGTAGACCTCGCCCCAGGCGTAGGGCGTGGCGACAGCGACACGGGTTGAATGCACCACGCCGGAGGTCGGCGTGGCCGCCGTCGGCGAGGCCTTCGCCGTCATCGCGGCGCCCGTCAGGCGGTTGAAGGTGAACTTCTCGGCCGTCTCGTACTTGACGCGGATGCCGGCGTTGAGGAGCCGGGACTCCTTCTGCTGGCCGAGGTGGTAGACGTTGCGCTCGAACTCCTGGACGAGCGCGTCCTGGATACCAGTTGCCATGTGTGGACCCTCCTTGGGTCATCGCGGTTGCCGTTGAGCGCCGGGGGTCCACGGGGGGCCGGCTAGGCGTGTCGCCGCCGTCTGCGCCCGGGTTACCGGGAGTCAGACAGCGGGTCCGCAAGGGGAGGGTCCGCAGTCGGGGGCGATAGTACCCCCGGCCGCGGTTTGTACAGTCGCTCAGGCCCGCAGGAGCGCGGACACGTTCTTCACGGCGGCGTCGAAGCTCTGCCCGGCGACCCGGTTGTCGCCGCTCAGCACGGCGGCCTTCTTCATCAGCACGCCCTTCTTCTCGTTCATCAGCTCGCCGCGCCGCGGGTCGTACTCGGGCAGCGCCCGCATCTTCTCGTCGAGCTCCACGAGCTTGGCGTCGATCTGCTGCACGGACATCCCGCCGGCCGGGGCGCCGTCCGGGCGCGTGGTGTCTTCGGTCATGTTGGCTCCGATCTCCTTGAGCAGTTTGAACACCGCCGACGGACTGCCGTCGAGCTGGTAGCGCGCCGCAGCCCGGCGGATCGCGGCCTGGTCCTGCTCGGACAGCCCCTGCATGGCGCTCTTCACGCCCGCCAGCTCGCGCTCGGCGGCCTTCTTGGCCTGCGCCTTCGTGAGCCCTAGGGCGTGGTACTCGGCGGCCTTCTGCTGCACCCAGTCCGGGCCAAGCCCGAGGGCCTCGTCGACCGGCAGCTCGTAGCCCGCGGGGTCGGCCGGCACCTCGCCGCGCACGAAGCCGCGCTTCGTCACGGCCTCCTCGAAGGCCTTGGTGCTGGCCTCGTCGCCGTCCTTGGGCAGCGCGATGCTGCGGCCCTTGTAGCTGTCGAGGTCGGCGAGCCGCCGCACCAGCGTCGGCAGGTCGGGGGTCTTCTGGACGAGGTCCAGCGTCTTCAGGTCGTCAGGCAGTGCCTGCGCCCACTCGGGTGCGCTCATCTTCCACCTCGCGATAAAGGTCCAACCACTCCGCGGCGAGGCTGCGGCGCCCGTCGCGCCACGCCAGCTCCACGGCGTTCTCCGGCCGCCGGGGGATACCCACGGCCTCGCGTTCCACGGCCCGCAGCAGCTCGGGCTCCTGCGTCAGCAGCCGGTGCAGGCGGTACTTATCCACCGCCCGTCAGCACCGCCATGGCGGCCTCCGGGCCCGCGCCGGCGCCCACGTCGCGGGCGACCTGGCCGGCCACCAAGGCCTGCTGCTGCTGCGCCTGCTGCGCCTGCGCCTCGGCCCGCGCCGCGCGCATCTCCTCGACCTCCTTGTCGCTGCGCACCGCCGACGCCCAGGCGTTCCGGCGCTTCGCGAGTTCTTGGGCGGCGCCGTCGAAGTCCACCCAGTCGAGGACGTCCGGCTGCATTCCGCCGGCCTGCTGGAGCTGGGCCATCTGCGCCATGTCGCCCACGAACAGCGTGAGCTGCTCGACGCCCTGGGCCTCCTGGGCCTGCTGCAGCGGCGAGGTGTAGCGCACGTCGATCTGCGCGCCGGACTCCAGCAGCTCCTGCGGGACCGGGGGCAGCGCGCCCTCGCGGTACATGATCCGGAAGCTCCGCTCGACCGCCCACCGCAGCATGCCGCGGAGGTGGCCGACGGCCTCGCCGAGGATGCGCTGGGCACGCTCCAGCCGCTTCGCGACCTCGTAGGCCGTGGTCCCGCTCTTCACGTCCGAAGGCTCGCGGATCAGGTCGGCGAAGAACGTCCGCAGGATGCTCGCCCGCAGCTCGTCGACCTTCACGGCCGTGAGGCTGAAGTCGGTGATGTCGTACAGCGGCCGGAGGTTCGCCAGGTCGCGCACGTAGGTCAGCCCGTTGGGGCCGGTGTCGAGCTTGCCGCCGATGATGTTGTTCTGCGTCGTCATCATGGGGCGGTCGATGTTCCGCTCCCACGCGGCGAGCTCGAGCCGCTTGGCCTCGTTCAGCGTGCGGATGTCGGGCAGCGCGAGGTGCCCGGGGCCGAAGCCCCACAGGTTCCCCGACTGCTGCGACCAGCGGACGATGTAGCGCGGCAGCTCCATGGCGCCGCTCTCGCGGACCAGCTTCTTGTCCCGGCAGTTGACCCACACCGAGGCGTAGGGCATCGCCGTGTCCTTCGCCGCGCCCTTCGCCACGCCCTCGACGTCGATGTCCGCGAGGTCGCGCGGGTAGACGGCGTGGACGAACTCGATGGGCTCCTCGGGCTTCGTCTGGGCGATGTCCCGGACCTGGTCGCCGACGTCGTCGCCGAACTGCATGAACCACTGCAGCGCGGTGCGGCGGTACTTGCGGAAGGTGATGGTGAGCGCCCCGTACTCGTCGGGCAGCGCCGTGATCTCGCGCAGCCACACGGCCTCGAAGTGCAGGCCGTCGAACCGTCCCATGGGGTCGCGCCGCGCCTCGCACTGCGGCACCGCGTTCCCGAAGGTCGGCAGGTCGGCGTACACCTCCCCCATGACCGGGTAGAAGTTCCCGCGCAGCAGCTCGGCGGCGATGGCCTCCCCGCACTCCTGCAGCCACTCGACGGCGAGGTCGCTCTCGTTGAGCTTGGCGTCCCGGAAGGCCAGCGACAGCCACGGCGAGGCCGCCGGGGTCAGGCCCGCCGCGAGGTAGTGCGAGAGGTCCGCGCAGGCCTGCGGGGCCGTGCCGTCGAACAGGTAGGAGGTCCGCGACTCGCCGGGGTACTTCGGGCTCTCGATGCCCGCCATGCTCGGCCGGATGTAGTTGGCGAGGTCGTCCCACTCGTTCCAGTGGAGCTGCTGCAGCGACTCCGCCCGGCCCTGCAGGGCCATGATCTCCGCCGCGTTCATGCGCTTCATCGCCGGGCCCTCGTGACGCCGCCCACGACGCGCACGGTGGCGGCGCCGCGGGCCTGAATCTGTACGCCGAACGAGATGGCCAGGGCGTCGGCGCGGTCAGGTGACACGCCGAGGTCGGCCTTCATCCGGTCCTTGGGTTGCAGCAGCATCCGGTCGCTGCCGTCGTGCCGGTACTCGATGGCGAGCAGCTCGCGCTCGAGCATCGGGTCGGCGGGGATGGCGAGGCCGTTGTGCAGGGCCTCGCGGAGCCGCCAGTACATGGTCATGCGCAGGTTGGCGTGCTTCGGGTCCGGGCTCTTCCCGCCGAAGTTCACGCCGTACACGGGCACGCTGACGATCTGGCTGAGGCGGTCGACGATGGGGCCGCCGACGCCGGTCTCGTCGACGATGATGGCCTCCGCCCCGTAGCGGCCCGCGGCCTCGACCACGGCGTCGACGAGCCGCATGGACTGCCGCACGTCGGCCCCGGGGATGGTGATCCACGGGATGCTGCGGGCGTCCATGCCGCGCCGGAAGCAGAGCACGCTGTCGTCGTCGCCGCCGCGGCTCACGTCCACCGCCAGGATGAGCGGGTCGTCGGTCCACGCGTGCGCCTGCCGGGTCATGGCCTGTGACAGCAGGTCGCCCGAGAAGAAGCCGGCCGCCGAGGCGCGTGGCGGCAGGCCGCGGACGCGGACGCGGACGAAGTCGCTGTCCTCGCCGTAGTCGGCGATCCACTCGGCGATCTGCCGGGCGTTGGTGCCCGGGACCTGCCGGGAGTCGATGCTCACGAACTCCCAGCGGTGGCGGAACCGCCCCCAGCAGTCGGCGAAGCGGCCCGTCATCCGCGTCGGGTTGCCGCACACCACCCAGAGGATTTCCGTGTCGGCGTCGGTGAGCGCGCCCTCGGTCACCTCCCAGATGGCGTCGTCGATGGCGCTGGCCTCGTCATAGACCACCAGCAGGCGCTTCCCGGCGTTGTGCAGGCCGGCGAACGCCTCGGTGTTCTGGATCGACCACGGAATGGCGTCGATGCGCCAGGTCTGCGGGCTCTCCCGGGACAGCAGCGCCGTGGCCGTCAGCTCGGTGAGGTCGCGCAGCGGCTCCAGCAGCAGGGCGTGCCACTTGGCGAGCTCGGCCCACGTCTTGGTGCGGAGCTGGTTCTCGGTGTTGGCCGTCACGACGCCCCGCGTGTCGGGCATCGTGCACATGGCCCACAGGATCAGCCACGCCACATAGGCGGACTTCCCGATGCCGTGGCCGGACGCGATGGCCCGGCGGATCACGTCCTGCCGAGCAGCCCCCGAGCGGATCGCATCGGCCACCGCCGTGAGTTCCGCGACCTGCCACGGGTGAGGCCCGCTGCGGCCAGCCAGCGCCCCTGTGTTCCACGGGAAACACGCCAGCACGAATGCCAGCGGGTCCACCGACCATAGCGCCAGCTCGTCGAGGAGCGCGTCATCGACGCGTTCAGCGGCCTGCATTCGCCAACCCCAGGCGGCGATCCATCGCGGCCCGCAGCAGCGCGGCGAAGTTCGGCCCGACCTCGGCCTGAATCTCCCGGGGCAGCGTCTTCGCCACCAGCGCGAGGAAGGCGCCCGGGTGTTCCTTGGCCTGCGTGACGAGGTAGCGCCGGCCGCCGACGTCATCGAGGGCGCCGAGGATCATGGCCCGCGTGTCGGCGGTGAGCTTGTTGGGCGTCCCCTTCTGGCGCCCGCCCGTCTTGCGGCCCTTGGCCATCTACTCGGGTCCGTTATGGATCAGGCCGCCTTGGCGCGTCGAGCGGCCTTCTGGGCGCCCTCGGCCGGGTCGGCGGGCGGGATCGGGGGCGGCGGCACGTCGGCGGCGGGGCGCTCGACGGTGGCGGTGCCGAGCTCCTCCACGGACAGGACGAGGCCGGTGAGGTTGCGGACGTAGACGGTGTCGCCGTACTGGGCCCCGCCGTTGGCGAGGTCGAGGCCGTCGGCGAGGAGGGCCGGGGCGAGGCGGATGTCGCGGGCGGCGACGCCGGGCGGGAGCTGGACGGCGGCGAGGCCGTGGGTCAGGCGGGTCCCGCGAGGCAGGCGCAGCGTGGCGCCGTCGACCTCAGCGTGGAAGGTGGGGATGCGGGTGACTTCGCCGGCGATGCGCATAGTGGCGGATCATGCGGCCGGGTCGGGTTTGTACGGTCGCTGGCCGCTAGGTCAGCCTCGGTGACGCGGCCCCTTCGCCCGCCAGCGGCCCGGGATGCGCCAGTCGACATACCGCAGGGCCCTGAGCACAGCCCGCTCGGCCCAGCGGATGCGCCGCTCGTTCGGTGGGCTGACCATCCAGCCCAGAGTCCACGCCCGCCCCTGCCGGAGGAACTCGCCGCGGACGACGGCGAACGCATCGAACGCGAAGTAATCGGCGTGCGAAGGCTGGACCACGCGCAGCTTGACCCGGAATCGGGCGACGGGGCGCCGCCGCATGGCCGTTGCGCCGCGCTTGGGCCTCGGCCGGCGGGGCGGGCGGTGGATCTTCGGCAGGCGGCCGGCGGGGATCATGGGGTGATGCTACCAGTAGCCCGGCAGCCGGGTGTCCTGCGTGGTCTCGCGGTGGAGCCAGGTGTCGTCGGGCCCGAGGTCGTAGAGCATGACCAGCCGCCGCAGGGTGCGGGACTGGGCCGGGGTCAGCATGACGACGTGTTTGCCCCCCGGGGCGAGCTTTTGGAGCAGCGCCCGGGCGTTCCGGAGGTGCGCGACGGTGATGCCGGGCTTCACGCCGCCTCCCGGTACTCACGCGGCAGCAGGTGGGCGACGCCGGCCCGCTGGGCCCACGTGAGCAGGGTCGCGGGCGGCACGTCGCCGATGGATTCCACGCCCAGCATGGACTCGAGGTTCCGGCGGGCCCAGGTCGTGAGGTAGTCGGCGCGGCGGCGGTCCCACCAGTCGCGGTCGCCGAGGACGGACTCGCCGTGCTGGTGCTGCTCGTGGTGGTGACGCCAGCACAGGGGGACGGCCGAGAACGGCGGCTTGAGGTTGACCCCGGCCCCGTTCGCGATGCGGCGGACGTGGGCGGCCTGCACCGCTCCCTCGCAGGGGCCGACGCCTTCCATGCCGGCCACCATGCAGGGCTCCGACCGAATCCAGCTCAGAAAGCCCTCATCGGTCCCCACGGCCCGGCACACCTCGGGGGCGAGGAAGAAGCCGTTGCGGAACAGCAGGCGGGCGAGCTGCCCGTAGGGGTGGGACTGGCGCGAAGGCGGGGACGCCCCGGGGGAAGGAGGTGCGTCAGCCGGAGGGGGGCCAGCGTTGGACACCGCCTCCGCGCCAGAATCGTCGGCCGGCCGGGCGAGCAGCAGGTCGAAGCGCTCCCCCGGCTTGGCCTTGGTTGCGCGGTCGAGGCCGCGGAAGGTTTCGAGCAGCCCGGGGTCGTCGAGCCGGAGCTTCACCCACGGGCCCATGTCGGGGCTCTCGCCCCAGGTGATGAGCTGCACCTCGCAGGCGAGGACGGGCTGGACGTCAGCCATGCGCCTGCCCGCCTCTCGCAACCCCAGCGCGCAGCAGCCGCTCGATCCAGCCCAAGGTAGTGCCGTCCTTCACCTGCGCCGGCACGACGCGGAGAACGCGCCAGCCGAGCAGCAGGGCCTCGGCCGCCTTGAGGCAGTCCTCCCGGTAGCCCTTGCCCCGGACGTGGCGCCCGCCCGTCCACGTCCCGCCGTCGACCTCCACGGCCAGCCGGACCTCGGGCCACGCGAAGTCGAACTTCCACGCCCGGTGCGGGTGGAAACGGTACTGGCGCTCGGGCTCGGGGACCCGGGCGGCCCGGAGCTGGTGCAGGAGCAGCAGCTCCCACTGCTCGCGCTCGGCCCGGGCCTTCTCGCGGCCGAGTCGCTGGCGGGCGCTCAGGGGGATCACGTCCATGGCGGCCTCGCGAGGAAGTGCCGCAGCGCGGGCTCGATGCTCCGCGAGCGCAGCGCCGCCGCCCGGACGTTCACGGCCTGCCACGCCGTCATGACCGGCACCCCGTAGCTGGCCGCGAGACCCCGGTAGGTCGCGCCGTGCTCGTGCTCGGCCCACATGGCGAGGCACTGCCCGTCCGTCAGCCGGGTGCGGCCGTTGCGGGCACCGAAGAGCCGGACGCTCACCGCCATGCCCTCAGCGCGGCCGTGACGGCGGGGTCGGCCGTCGGGATCGGGGCAGCGCCCCCGCGCGGCCGATGCGGCGGCGGCGGCGTGCCGCGGACCCGGGGACCGCGGACGTTGATGACCCGCCAGACGCCGAACTTGCTGAGCCCGTACCGCGCCATGAGGGTCCGGTAGTTGGCGCCGCGCTCGCGATCCGCGACCAGCTCCGCGCACTGCGCGTCGGTCAGCTTCACGCGCCCGTTCCGCTCGCCGCTGGGTGCGCCCACGGTCACCCCCGGCACCGCGTCAGCCCGCCGCCCGGCGCCATGCGCCAGGTCACCAGCGGGTCGGCGCTCTCCGTGGGCTCGGCGATGCGGGCCGCGGAACAGGGCTGGCCTGCCGGGGGCGTGCCCATGACGAACCGCGCCATGGCCGCCCAGTCGAGCGGGGCCGTGCGGTCGGGGCGCGTGTGCACGATGGCCCGGTAGGCGGGCTCGCCGAGGGTCACTGGTACCCGCGCCACGGGCTGCGGCCAGCACAGCGCGACATCCACCGCCAGCGGGGCCGGCCGCGGGCTCGCGTTCGTCTCCCACAGCGCGGTCAGGATGCCGAGGTCGCCCTGGGCCCCGGCGATCCAGCGCGCGAGGTCGCCGGTCGCCGTCCACCGGGCC